GCGTCCCTGAACGCCGGGTGAAGGGTGGCACTGTCACCGGTGGGGAAGTTGGCCAGGGTCTTGGTGACGGTGACCGGGTTGTTTTCGACAAGGCCTTCGGTGTTTTTGTAGACGCCGGTGCCTTGAGCAGTGGGCAGCTGACGCAGGCCCATGGCAGAGTGAATCGCATCTCGATTACCAGCACCCACCGCTGGGTTCATGCCAGGGAAGAAACGTGCCTCTGTGTTCTCTGGATCCCAGCGACCGACCTCCCCGTAGGCCTTCTTCTCGGCCTCGCTGGCGTTCAGAAGCTCGGGGATGTGGCCAGTGTTGGCGCCTGGGACATACTCGTAGGTCGAGCTGAACGTGTGCTTCGGCATGTAGTCGGCGCTGGTCTTGTTTGCATCACGCAAAGCTCTCACCATGCCTTCAGCACCACCGCTGTAGGTAGCGTTCTTGCCGCGCTCGTAAAGGTCCTGAGCTTTGCCGTAGATCCACGGCACTTCCTGAAGGTGCGGGCCTGACCAATCGGTCTTGCCGCCGGCTGCGCGAGCATTGGCCCGGTCAACCATGAGAGCCGTCTCGGCGTCCATGAACGGGTGCATCTGCTGGCTTACGCCGGCCTTCCAGGGCTTGCCCTGTGCATCGGTGTAACCAAAGCCCTGAGCTGCGCGGAAATCGTTGACACCGAAAGAGCCCTCGACAGGCACGTTCGGGTCGTTCTTGACGCGGTACTCGCCAATCTTGGCCGCAAGCTTTGGCGAGGTGTCGCTCTCAATAGCCCGGTCCAGCGTTCTCATACCGGCACCGCGGTAGGCCATTTCCGGCACGCCCAGCGCCCGACTGTTGTCATGCTTCAGGCTGAACGCGAGCTCAGATTCGGGAGAGACTCCGGCCGAATAGACCGCATGAGCGTCCAGCGATCGGTTCAGCTGATAGGGCTCGTTGGAGGCTGCCTGTCCAGCCTTGGTGCGCTCATACCAGTTGGCTACACGCTCTGGATCTGCGTACTCAAGAGCGTCAACGCCCTCGTTGAACTGTTGGTCGAGGCTTTTTCTCATGGCCCCGAGGCCTGCGCCACTGTTTACATGCCTGGGGGCGCCGATGATCGAGCCATCTGCGCGGCGAGAAATGTGCTCGCCTTTCTTGGCAGCGCGAAGCACAGCTTCTGGGCCCTGCTCGGCTTCCATCGTGCGATAAAAGTCCGCAGGAATTGCTCCACTGGCTCGCTGGCCGCCCACCTTCTTCGTTGTTTCCGCTTCTTCCGTTGCAGTCTCGAGGGTGGCCCTCAGGTCTTTCTGAATTTGCTTTTGACGCGCAGTCTCACGCTCGCTCTTTTTTCCAAATCCGGCCAGCGCCTCGGGGATCTCGCTAGATGCCGAATCCTGCACGCCGGCAATCAACCGAGCGGCATTACTGGACTCGGCCGGAACGCTTCGCAGAGCATCAGCGACCTTGTCGGCTTTCCTGGCTTTCCCGACCAGCTTGGTAGCGCCACCGAAAAACGGGATCATCCCAACGCCGGCAAGCCCCATCCCCAGCTTGTCGCCCTCGCGGCGAGCTCGCTCGAAATCTCGAGCGGACTGCGCTGTGCCAATCCCTGGAAGAAACCCGGCGCCAATGTCGATAGCAGTGTCGGCCAGGTCCGAATCCTGTGGTGTATCGAGCGAGGTGAACTTACTTGCCCGGTCTCTGAGAGCTTGAATAATCGCCGCCGTGTCCATTGCTACCTCACAAATGCATCAAGATTTCTTCAACTTCGTCGTCGTCATTATCTACAACGGCGGGTCCCTGCAAAATAGTTTCGATGATCCTAGACACCGCAGGGTCCATGGGCAACGCTTGCGGGATGAAGTAGGGGTCAGGCTCAAGGCTGAGGTCAATCTCTGGCTCAGGCTCAATGACTAGCTCTGCCTCAATTTCCCAGTCGCGCTTGTAATGGAACTGCGGAGCCCATCCGCCACCAGGCCTCTTGGCGCCATGCGGTCCAAGGATGTTGCCGCGTACCTTGTCGCGTCTCTCCTTGATCGCGCCAGATACCTGAATGGTGATCTGGCTCTGGTTGTCTACCTGATCTTCGCCTTCGTCGATGTCACCAAAGACAGGCGTTGGGCCTTTCTCGATGAAACCAAAGGCAACGTCCTCACCCTCAGAGACATCGCCACTCAGCGAGACAATGACGGCAATTTCAGCGTTGGCTAGGTCATGGCCCTCTGTGATGTCGCCAGTGACGTACTGAATGACCGACACCGTGCCGGTCGTGCTGTCCTGGCCTTCGGTGACATCGCCAATGACCGCCTGATTAGCGGTAATGGCGCCCTCGGCAATGTCGGGGCCTTCCGTAATGAGGCCCCCAATGGGATCAATGACGGCAATACCACCAAGAGCCCCATCGGGGCCCTCAGTAATTGCGCCTTGGACTTCGGAATAGCTCCAGCGAGCCTCATCCCAAAGCCCTTGATCCCAAAGACTGGGTTGGCTCACGGATCGCCTTCAGTAATCGTCAAGCTTGTGATGTCTAGGGTCATGCCGGTAGTCAGGTCATCCTCAGTCAATCGGATTTCCCCAGTGCCACCGACCTGAGAGGCCGTGAAGTCAGCGACCCATGAGCCGCCTGAGTCGGTAATGCGTGCCCAGGTGCACTGGCCGTCTGCAATCACCGTGGCGTTTGCCGGATCGGTGAACGTCAGGACGCCACCAGAGACTGAACCGCAAGGGTTGGCAAGATTGAACTCTGCCAGCTTGGTGGTGGCCGTGCCACCGCCGGCGGGCTTGGTGCCGCTGTAAAGGGCAAGCTTGCCGCTGTTGGACGCATCACGGACCACCGTCATGCGGTCATTTCGAACCGTTGTGTTGTAACTAGGCATTCGGTGGAACTCCTAAGGGTGGACCCTGTGGGGGCATGGGTTGCTGTGGCTGTGGCAAAGGTGCCGTTCCAGCCGGGATAGTTGCCTGCTGAACGGGTGCGACACCCACCACCTTTCCGCTGATCGGGTCACGAACTACGCGCTTGGGGGCCGACATGGTTTGAACCAACATATCAATTTTGTCGGCCAGTGCCTGGACGCTGTTGGGGCCTGCGGGCGCCGTGTTCAGGCCGCCATCAATGATGGTCTCAGCCGGAATCGGAAGAGGCATTCCCATCATGACGGCCTTTTCCATGGCATCAGTCAGATCCTTGACGGCGCCGGCTCTGCGCTCAAGCGCACCGGCTTCCTTCTCTTTCACCTCGGCCTCTTTCATCGGGTCAGGCTGCGGAGGCTGGTTGCTGTTCTGCTCAATTGCAGAGATGGCCTGGTCCAGTACGCCTTCAATGCCGCGGGAGGATCGGTAGGCCGACATGCCCCACTGCATGATGCGAAGGAGGAAAGGCGCAGCCGCAGGGTCCGACTGAGCCAGAGGCATCGACGCATTGATGAACGCGCCTAAGCCGTTCAGGAATTCCATCCGGCTTTCACGCTCTTCGGCCCAATCGATGGCGGCCATGCTGTCGGACTCGACCACGATCCGGTATCGGTTGATGGCCGTGTTCTTGAGAAGCTGCGCTGCCTCTTGGGCCTTGTCTCGATCGGGCGTGAACATGACGTTCGAACGCTGAATGATCGTCTCAGGCTGGAAGTGCTTCATGATGATCTCGGCCTTGATGCGGAGACCGTACTGAATCCACTGCGCCACATAGAACTGCTTCAGCTGGAGCCTGGTCGAACCAAACTGCGCCTTCAGCTGCTGTGCGGATGCCGTTTCTGAAGCCTTGGTATTGCCGCGCATGATGTCCGAGATGCCAAGCACCTCGTAGATCTGCTGGATTTTGTCCTGGCGATACACGCGCAGTTTGTCGATCGCGTTCACCGCCTGATCGATTGGCACCCAGTCAATCTGACCCTTGAGGCCGCCGGACTCGGCGAACATCGCCCAGTTATCGACCGGGATCAGCTGGTTTTCCACCGCCTGCTGCAGCACTCGGCCCACAGAGTCACCGGCTGACTTGTTGTAGGCACCGACCATCTTGGCGGCCTTGGTCAGCCACTTGATGCGGGTGTTGATCTCATCAAGCTCATCGAACTGATCCTGCGCCATGATGTAGTCGGCACGCGGCATCAGGTTCGATGTCGTCAGGTTGGCCATCAGGGCCGGCGGGCACGGGAAGAAGTCATTCAGACCGAGAGGATCTGAACGCTCGTCCAGGATCTGGTCCATGCCCTTCGCGAGCCAGTAAACGGTCTTGGAGGTCTTGCACCAAATCTCGAACACCTCGGCCTTCTGCCAAGGCTCGTTCTGAGGCTCTGAGGTGCTCATAGGCGCACGCTTTGGCTTGCTGGTACTCAGTGGCACCTTCTCGCCTAATTCATCGCCAAAACGCCTCTTGAGTTGGTCTCTGGTCATGTAGACACGGCGAGCGACCCACCGAACCTCTTCCCATACGCGAGCAGGGGACCAGAAGAAGTCCTTGTAGCTGACCCACTCGGTAACGGCGTCCTCACTCTCGAGGCGCTCGAACTGCTGCTCGGGGACCAGGACCTCCTGGCTTACGGGATCGATTTCCGCGGAGATGATCTCTGGAACCGTCTTCGCTTCGTAGCGATTCCACATCTGGCCCATGCCGACAATGAGCCAGTCCTCAATGCCGTGGCGTGCGCTCGCGTCAAAGCTCGAGCCGTCCATCTCAATTTCGTTATTGAGGATCCGCTCGAGCATTTCGGACGCCACGCGGGGCACATCGTCATCGAAATCCTTATAGAGCCGGTGGACGTCAGCCTTGGGAGGTCTTGCATATATTGAGGATTTCACAACCTCAATGGTTGACCAAAAGATATTGACCCGGCTTTCGAAATCCTGAGCGGCACTGCGCTTGTCGAGGTATCGCCGCGTGATGCGGTCGGCGTCCTTCTGGAACTTCTCGTTTTCCTTCTGGGAGGCTTCGATTTCAGTGAGCCAGAGCTTGTATTTGCCCTGGGGACCATCACCAAACTGGCTGGCCTTTTCGATCTTGTCGCTGTATTCAGCCATTGATGGCCCTCGGTTATTTAGCCAATGCGAGTGCTCTGCCTTGGGCCACAATCCCAGATATCTTCGAGGCAAAAGCCATATTTAGGCGTTTCAGTGCCTATATTTACCTCTTTTTGAGGTAAATCTGCAATCTTTTTTCCTATTCTACGGGTAGTTGCCAAACTTAGGTATCTGAATGCATCGCTCGCGTGCGAGTGCGAGTCGTGCTTAGGACGGCTTCGATAGACCTGATTTTTCTCGTCCCACTCGCGCATGTACCCGCGCAAGTGCTCGATGCCGTCATAGCACCGGGCCTGGTCGAAGTAGCAGAGGGGTAAGGTCAGGCGCGTGGCCTCGATGCCGTCAAGAACAGAGAGCTCGGGCACAAGTCGGGGCTGGATCCCGTTCTCGAGGAACTGCTCAATCTGCGACTTGCCGGTCTGCAAGCTTTTGGCGCGTGCGTCATGCGGCAGCCAGATGGTGCCCTTCTTGCCGGGCAGATTTCGGATCCAATCGATGTAATGCTGAATCGGCCGGGAATCGGCCTCATAGAAGTCCACCACCCGGATCCCTTCCGGCCCCTCCTGCCAGACCCACCAGCTGCAGGAGTCGGTGAAGCCTAAGTCGCCCACCACATTCACCTCAAGGTCGGGGTCATACGGCACATCGCGCACCCTGCCGTCCGCGTAGGCCTCATCGATGTCCTTGGCGTAGAACGCCCCAGGCACTGCGGCTGAGAAATCGCACTCAAATTCCACCGCGTAGGCGTCCGCGGTCATAGCCGCCTTGGCGTCCGCGAGCTCCTGCTCATCGATGATGCCGGTCTTGGACGCAGGAAGCTCGAGGAGGAGGTGGGTGTCAGGATTTATGCGTGCCTCTTCACGCATGTTCCAGAAGAAATTTCGCCCTGCCGGCGTTCCCGCGAAGATGGCCCAGCCTTTTCGATCGGACAGAGCGGGACGCAGCACCGAGTACCAGGCGGTGGGTCGAATCTGACCGGTTTCGTCAAGCACTACGGCGTCAAGGTACAAACCGCGGAGGGCATCAGGATTATCGGCGCCGGTCACGAAGATGGTGGACTCGTCTCCGCGGGCGTTGTGGATCGTGATCTTGAGCTCGGTCTCGTTCGGCTTCTTGGTCTGGAATTCCTTGGTCAGCTGCTTGAGGTACTCCCAGGCCACTTTCTTGGCCTGATCGCGGAATGGCGCCAAATAGGCCACCTGGGGGCGCGGGTGAGGGCACTCGAGGGCCGCAATCACCAGATCCGAGCACATCGCCACGGTCTTGCCGCATCGGCGGTGCGCGACAACGACAGCCCAGCGTTTTTGACGGTTATGGAGGGGTAGAAAGCAGGACCTGGGTTGGTACTCGGATAATTTCACGCCCACAGCCCTCTGGTCCTGCCGCCGCATGACTCCGGCACCGGGCAGGAGACACAATCCGGCATCCCTTTCGCGCCGTTGAGGTATTGCTCAGGCATTTTGGTGCCGAGATAAGTCCGCACATCCTCATCGGACCATTCCCAGAGCGGCAAGGTGTAAATGACGCCTTGCACCACATCGCCAGGGGTGACACCGTGAAGGTAGGGGTCGCATCGTTTGGTGCCTCGGAAGACTTGCTTGTAGCCGTTGGCGTAGAGGTATTCGGCCATTGGAGCCCAGATATTGGCCAGACAGCAATTCAGCCAATTTGCGCTGGTGGGATCGCCGCTTTCTTTCCTGTGTGCTTTGGAGTCCGTCTCAATTACTTTGAAGTGAGGCGCGATTTGCTTGACCAGCTGCGCGTTCTCATAGGCCGCTTCGGTCATGTCCCCGGTGTCGAGCATCAGGACATCGATGTAAGGCAGAAGCGCCTGAAGATGGAACACCAGCGCGAGGGAGTCCTTGCCGCCGGAGAATTGCAGTGCTGCTTTCATGTCATTCCTAGGTTGAACCTAAAAGGAAGTGCGCTACCCGTTGGAAAACCCCGGATCGCAGGCGGGGTGGGCAACGCACTTTCGTTTAGGGTGGCCCCCATGTACTCCCATACAGCCGTCACGGTTAATGCAAAATATGAACGGTCGGGGGCCATAGTCGTTACCAGGGCCCTTTCGGGTCCATGGAATTGAACACATTGCGGTGGACGTTGAAGCTTGAGCACTTGCCGCACTCAATCAATTCATAGCCCTTGGCCTGGGCCTTGAGGAGGCTGCCGCCTTCCACGGCCTTCTGCTCTAGTTTTCTTCCGCGCTCATCAAACAGGGTCAGGACGTATTCGCCCGTCTCGTACTTGCTCATCGTTTTTTGTCTCTCCACCACTGAGGCTCGGGTGTGTAGCGTCCTCGCCCAGACAGCCCATTAGGGTTCCACTTTCGGTGCAGGCTGTCAGGGCACTTGCCGCAGGATCGGCTCCCTTTATAAGTCAGGCTGTGCTCCGTCACCACCCTCTTGGTTCCCTTCTCGCAGCCGCACTGGCAGATCCATGCCTTGTGCTTGGCCACACCCACTAAGCGCGAGGTGGCACCAATCACGGTCCACCGGCCATACTGCTTGCCGACTTCTACGGTCATCACCGCCCCCTGCCGTGATAGGTCATGGTCTCGCCGCCAAGGCCTGGGATAAACACGCCATCCGCGTCAAGGAAGTCATCGCGGTTGAGCTTGCTGGGCCGGTACTCGTAGCCCTTGATGAACATCTCGCACCAGTAACCCAAAAGCTTGTGCCTCCTCATCCAAAACCACTCGGGTGAGTTGCTTGCCGCCATGTCGATGAGGGCCATGGCCCGGTTAAGCTTTCTCTGGTCGCTGCTGCAAATGGAGGTCACCAGGAACCGGATCTCATTCAGAATCAGATCCTTCTCATCCTGCATCGCCTCGGGGCTGCCGCTGTCAATGCGAATCACCTTCCGCTTCTCGGCCAGGCCCAGCATCTTGGCGCGTGCCTTCACCGCGTCATAGGTTCGATGCAGCATCTGGGCGTGAACGTGGTTGATCCCGAGCTCCTTGTATTGCGTCCTTAGGATTTCATCCTCTCGAGCCGTCCAGTGGCAGCGTGTCCGAGTCCCCTTTGGTTTTCTTGGCATGTCTCTCTTCCTCAAACTGGATCAGAAGCTCTATGCAGTGGATCGCCTTTCTGAGGTCCTCGATCCCACCCTTCTCCTGATACCGAGTCACATACTTGATGGCCGTGTGTTGGCAGGCGTTCAACCCGTTCAGCATCGAATAGCGCATGGGTTGGATCGCAAGCCCTTTGTAGTGGCCGCCTCCCACCTGAATGTCCTCAGGCTTGAGTAGTTTATCGTGTGTTGAGAAATTATCAACGCTTTTGGGGTGGGTTTGGCTGCGGGGGTGGGGGGACCCGGTCTCTGACCCCTCCCCCCCAGTCGGGTCGAAGGGGGGTGGGGTCCGCGATTCAGCCTCGAGCTCGGCCACCAGATCCCAGTCAATCGCCTTCATGTTTCACCTCATCGGATTGATAATCCGGGACACTAGTCCCTAACCTATTGATTTCATTATGCTCAATGACATCGTGTGACGTAGGTGTGACGTCAACCTCTTGCCTACCTACGCTTCGACCCGTCAACCAGCCGAGGTCGATCTTGACTGGACCGCCGTCCGCACCTGTCACCTCGATCGGAATCACCCGCGACACAATGCCGGCGTAGATCTTCCGGTCCTCTATGCCGCCTAGCGCCCTGTCACGCAGCCAGCCTTTGAGGCCCTCTGGATGGCATTGCCCAGGCTGTATCGATTCCATGACGGCTTCCCTGATGCCCCTGGTGATCTTGTTGGGCATTCCTTTGGGCCTTCCCTTGCCCGTCAGGTTGGCCAACCGCTGGGCTTGAAGCCTGGCCTCCCTTTCCTCGGGGGTTTCTACCTTAGAAACCCCGGAACCGACCGATTTTTTATCGGACTCAACCACCTCCACCTTAGCCACCGCTCGCCCCCCTAAACCATTCCCCACACCACTCGTAATCCTCCACAAATGGAAACGAAGCCCTACCGTTTTGCAAAAGCTTTGGAGGCCTTCTTCTGCACTTACCAGAACGAAGCTCTGCCCCAGTGCTCGACCTGTCCCTCAACCAATACCGACAATTCCCACAAGTCTCCTTTCTCTCACTCATTCCTTACCTCCTACCTAAAACCTGACCGGGACAAGGTGAGGCGGGACAGGACAGTGTATTTATATACACTTGTCCCGTTTGTCCCGCTCCCACAGACACCTCGCTGTCCCGTTTGTCCCGCATGTCCCGCTCTGTCCCGGGACAGAATGTCCCGCTCAAAAGCACCCTATCCGACCAACTACTCATCCTCTTTGGGATACTTCCGAACATATCCCTCGACCAAGTGAGATCGGGAATAAGCATTCCAATCTCGATTGAATCCCTTCCTCTTAGCCTCAGGGCTTCCCCTATGAAGCTCGTAATACTTCATCCGAACCACCTCACGATTACCTGACTCGGCCTCATCAAGAGCGCGTTCGAAGATCTCCTTGTTCTTGGACGGCTGCTGCCTGGTCTCTGGATGCTCATCAGTCACCTCGAGAACACAGCTGGTCAATCGCTCGCCATACTCGGCCTCAGGATCAAAGTCGGACATCGGTCCAAGGTCGATCGTCTTGAGCTTGAAGTTGAATAGCTCGTAGTAATCCTTGCCTTCTTTTTGCTTCTCGATCTTGAAGGTTCTGATGTCCTCGTTCCTGAGGATGCTGATCTCTGAGTCCATGGCGCCCTTGAGGCTTGAATGGCCTCTGGTGCCTTTGCCCTCGTCTTTTCCTGAGTGATGCACGAACATGACCGCGCAATGGTGGGCATCCTCAATCATCTTGGCGCTGCTGATGACCGCGCCCATATGCTCAGAGGCGTTCTCGTTGCCGCCTGGCATGACGCGGTTGAGGGTATCGATGATGACTAGCGCGAGCTCCTCGCCTGCCTGGTCCTTGGCCGCTTGAATGGCCGCCATAAGGTCAGTCATGTCTTGGTCCTTGTCCAGCATGTTCACGCCACGCTGGAGGATCATCAGGTTCTCGAGGTCCTCATCTGTCAGGTTGTGTTCCTTCATGTAGGCCATGGTTCGGGCTGTCAGATCGCCCTCGGCTGCAATGATGAGCACCAGGCCCTGCTTCACCCGCTTGCCCTGATACTTGATGCCCCGGGCTATGGCCGCGCCAATATCAAAGGCCGCAAAGGATTTCCCGGATCCTGGCTGGCCCCACATCACCACCAGGCCTTTCTTTGGGATCACATCTAGGACACGCCAGCCGACCCTTTGCTGCCGCTTCAGATCGCCCGCGCTCAGGAACTTGAATCGATCGGGGCTTGCTTCAGACTGCGGTAGCTCTGCGATCTCAGGCTTGAACTTCTCCGCCTGGGTCACGGCCCTCGGGATGTCCTCATAGCGTGACTTGAATCGCTCATCCCTTGGAGCTGCTGACTCATCCATCAGCGCCCGCGTCAGGTTCACCACCGCGCCCGGGTGAGCTCCCGAGGCCACCAGGCTCGAGGTCAATACGTTCACTGACTCATGCAGCGCCTCGCCCTCGATGATGTTCCTGACCGCGTTGGTGAGCTTGTCCTGCTGCTTGCCGTACTCCCTCTGGGGCTCACTGGATGAGCTTGAGCTCGGCAGCCCGTCGATATCGATACCAAACACCATCGCCGCATCCGCCAATGACAGGATGTGGTCCGGGTGCCAGCTGTGGATGATGTGATTGAACGGCCCTGAGTCTCTCTTCTTCTGGTTCTGACCCAAAGGCAGACGCACATAGCGCACGATGTTATTGCCTGATCGATCCACGCTCATGTGCCCGGCATTGGCCAGGGTATCGATCACCGCCCCGACCAGCTTCTGGTTCACCGCATCGGGATCCTCCGGGTCAATGAACACACCAGCCTGGTACTTGCCTGGGCTGGTCTCGAGTAGGTAACTGGGCTGACCGTTTAACTGGTCTGGACTGACATCATCAGCAACGATGACCAGGAGGCGGGAAAAGTTGTCCTTGGTGCGGCCTGTGGGTGCTTTGAGAGCCGCGGTTGAGAAGTAGGTGTTCCGGTTCCCCCATTGGTCCACCATCTCGCGCAGACCGCTGCGGTAGGGGAGGCCTTTCCAGTCCTGGTGATGGACGCTGTTCGGGTCCCCGATAAAGCTATTCACCCAGAGGAATGTTCCGAGTGGCTTGATCTCATCAAGGGCCGATAAAAATTCTGAGTTGGTTACTACGGTCACATGGTTGCTCCGATTGAAATCCTCCGAAAGAAAAGAGCGGCACGCTCGGAGGAGGCGCTGTCCCTTGACCCGTCGATCAAGGTAAGCCGCGTTAACACTTTGCCACGCCGTTGTTATTTCTTCAACGACACAAGCTCGTTTAAGGACAGCTTGATCTTGCGCTGCTTGGCCGCTTGCATCAGCGGCTCCCAGTATTTCCGAGGAATGGACCCGTTCGTGCCGCGCTTGTCCTTGGGCATAGTCCACCGACAGATGGTTGATTTATCAAGGTCCAGAATGCGGCCCACCTCGGCTGCTGAACCAAAACGGTGAATGACTGAATTGGCAGGCTCAAATTGGGACTTATTGCTCATTACGGATTTCTACCTAGATGAAAATATTGCAACCATTCTAGCCGCTTGCCACAAACCTGAAAACGGTGGGAATATCTCAACTTCACGCTCACATCATGTTCGACCTCATGCCCACCGCTCAGAAGCCCACCATCGACAAGGGCTGGTTCCAGGAAAAGATAGCCGCCAAGAAGCTATCCCAACGCAAGCTCGCCACCACTCTCGGGCTTGATCCTTCTTCCCTCACGCTGATGCTTCAAGGTAAGCGCAAGATAACCAACGAAGAGGCAAGCCAGATTGGTAAAGCCCTGGGTTATCCGGTGACCGAAATCATGCGGCGTGCTGGCATCGATGTGCGTGATGACGTTCGCAAGGTTCCCATTGCGGGCTACTCGGGCCAAGGATCCACGGTCAACATGCTGCCCAAGGGTACGCATGACATGATCGTCGCCCCTGCGGATGTCCCTGCAGGCGCGTTCGTACTGCAGAACCGCGTGGCCGGTGCCCCTCGAGATGGTTGGCTCATGTTTGTCTCTGGCGAGCAGCTGCAGCCTGATGAAGTCATGGGCCGCTTCTGCCTGGCCACGATTGCAGATGGCCGGATGTATATCGCGATCGTCCAGCGAGGCTACAAGGCAGGCCTGCATAACCTCCTGCTCATGGGCACGGTGCCGGAGATGATGGAAAACCAGACCGTTGCCTGGGCGTCCCCGATCCTTTGGATTCGCCCGATGTAAAGTTTTTTTCATCAAAGTGTTGACATTTTCTCAACATGTGAGAAACTGTGTCCGTGGTCAGCGACCACTAACCAAGAAACCAAGAACCAAGGAGAACGAACATGAACCTCAAACTTCACGTTACGAATAAGGCAGTAACCCCAAGCGTAGGCATCAGCGTCTTTCACGTTGGCGCAAACCGGTATCGCGTTTACCTGGACGGGATCGGTAGTTACAGCCTTCATAACCAGCTTGGCATTGCTGCTTCAAAAGCAATGTGGCTCGGAAACCTGAGCCAAGATGATTTCAACTGGGAAGTGGCTAAGGTTCAAGAAGCCAACAAACAATAACCAAGGAGAACGAACATGAACGTAGAACAGATGCTGAACGCAAGAGAATCCCGCCGCTTTGCCGCAGAAGATCGCTTTTTAGCAAGAAGAGAAATTCTTGAAAACGAAGCCGAAAAGATGATTGGCACGCTCATCAAGAATGGAAAGGAAGTTTTTTATGTGTTCCCGGTTGGCGGTAAATACCGCGAAGGGGCCAAATGGGAACTGATCGATTTCTTGATTCGCAATCGCTACGTCTAATTAATTGGCGCCACGGACGGCCAAACCAATTTAAACCAGGAGAACGAACATGCTCGCAGTAACCTTTTTCATGATCGGCGCTTTCGGTGCCGCATTCCTCGCCGCAGTAACCGCCCATGAGCTCTTCACGCGGTTCCTCACCCACCTCAAGCTGCATCACGAATCACGCAACCGCGTGTCTCGGGATCTCAAGTACCGGAAAATTCTCTGAGGTGTGCCATGGCATACGAAAAGATCGTCTTCTTCAAAGGCAGGGACGCCGACCCATTCTTCGAAGCGCTGCTTCAGAAGGGGCCCGAGGGGTTCATGGAGGAGCTCAAGATCTACCACGTTGAAGGACAGCACCCAGTGGTCGCTGATCAGGACCTTCAATATGAGAACAAGGACCCGTTCTTGAGGGACGGCCGTTACCTCGCCTGGTGGAACATCCAGAACGGCTATGTCGGAATCGCGTACCAACTCTTTCATTAACCAGGAGACAACCAATGAAAACAATAACCGCCCTGATCCTTTTGCTTGCCGCCACTGCCGCGGTTGCCGACTACAGCACGATCGTGATGACCCCCTCAGGTCCGGTGACCTGTCAGGACGTCAACGGCACTACGGTCTGTCGATGACGGATCGGACCCAGCCGCCACGCCTGAAGGGGTTGCAGTGGTATGACCAAAAACCAAGCAGCAGGGCCGAGACTCTTTTGATGGTCGCCGGCATGACGGTCGCAGCGACCGGTATCTTGGTCCTGATTGGCGCATTTTTTTGAGGAGAAAATTGATGGAAGCTCAACGCATAAAAGAACTGTCAGCGGCCTGGCTTGCTGCCAAGAAAGCTGAACTGGTCGCGAACGAAAATCGGGTCAGCATCGAGAAGGAACTGATCGCTCTGATCGGATCCAGGGAAGAAGGATCCCAGTCCACTGAGGTGGATGAGTTCAAGATCACCACCACCGGCAAGCTCTCTTATAAGGCGGATGTCGATAAGTTGGCCGAGCTCACCGCCGACTGGCCTGATGTCATCCGCCCGGTCGAGGTGGTGATGAAGGTCTCCGACACCAAGCTCAAGAAGCTCCGTGCTGAGGCCCCGGCCTACTGGGCCCAGATCGCCACGGCGGTCGAGGTGAAGCCCCAGAAGACCGCCTTGACCATCGCGCTGCAGGAGGCTGAGTAATGAGAGCTTTAGAGCGCCTTGGCGAATGGTGCCTGCGTGACGGCTGGTGGTATCTGGTGATGGTCATTCTTGCCTCGGTGATGCTTTGGACCTGGACACTTCCAAAGACAGTGACTCTCACTGAAGCTGAGTGGGACTGCGCTACCCCTGGCACCCAGGGTATTGACGCGGTCTGCCTGGTGTATCGCCACAAGGGCCTGAAGCCATGATTAGGGTGCTAGTGATGATCCCGGTGATGTTCATGGTGCTCTGCTTCATTCCACTTGCGGTCCTTTTCGGATTGATTGGGTCCGCGTGGAAGACGGCCTACTGCGTGGTCGATGCAGCCTTTACAGCTTTGATGAGGGACGAATAATGGCCTTTGATTTAAACAGCATCAGCCGAACCAAACGGCTCGAGGCGCCAAAGATCCTGCTGGCGGGTGAGCCAAAGATCGGCAAATCAACCTTTGCATCGATGGCACCCAACTCGGTGGGCATCCTGACCGAGGACGGCATGAGCGGCATCGACGCAAATGCTTTCCCGCTGGCTCAGAGCTTGGACGATATCTACGCGGCGATCGGAACGCTGCTGAATGAGGACCACCCGTTTGAGAACGTGTTCCTCGATTCACTGGATTGGGCAGAGCCGCTGGTGCATGCGTATGTCTGCAAGGCCAACGGCTGGAAGGACATTGAAACCCCAGGCTTTGGCAAAGGGTACGTTGCAGCCGCGGCGGAGTGGAAAAACCTCCTGGATGGACTCGAGGAGCTCCGCCGGAAGCGTGGCATGGGCATCATCCTGATCTGCCATGTGAAGCAGCAGCGCATTGAATCACCCACGCATGAAGGTTATGACGCCTGGGTGCTGAAGATGCACAACCGCGCTTCTGCGCTGGTCGAGGAGTGGTGCGACATTGTCGGTTTCGCCGCGCATCGAATCCGCCTGAACAAGACGGACGCCGGCTTTGGTCAGAAGGAAGTAAAGGCCAAGCAGACCGGCGAAAGAATGCTGCACCTGGAGCCGCACCCGGCCTACCCGTCAGGGAACCGGTTCGGTCTTCTGGACTGCCCACTGGATTGGTCGGCGTTCGCTGACCAGCTTATCGCTCTGCAAAACGCATAGCAAAAATCGCAATAACTAGGAGTAATGACAAATGGCAAAGCTTGGATTTGAATATGGCGGTGACGTTGAAACCTTGAACGAAGGATCATTTGACCGGCAGCCCATCCCTGAGGGTGAGTACCTGGTGAACATCATGGACTCGGACTACAAGACAACCAAGAGCGGGACTGGTCACTACGTTTCAGTGCAGTTCGAAGTCACGGACGGGCCCCATGAAGGGCGCTACCTCTGGGCCAACTACAACATCGACAGCCCGAGCGCCCAGGCGCAGGAGATC